CTTGACCCAGATAAACCGATTGATAAAAGATACGGTAAGTAGAAATCTCTATTGACCTATTTTGTGAAGTATTGTAAACTAAATATGAGAAATACTAAAAGGAGGATTGATGGTATCTTCATCACTTTCATTACCAAACCAACAACGAAGTTGGTTTGATTTACTTGATGATTGGTTGAAAAGAGATAGGTTTGTTTTTATTGGTTGGTCTGGTTTACTTTTTATGCCTTGTGCTTACCTAGCATTAGGTGGATGGTTTACTGGAATTACATTCGTCACGAGTTTTTATACACACGGTCTAGCATCCTCATTTCTAGAAGGTTGTAATGCGTTGACAGCAGCTGTGTCAACCCCTGCAGATGCTATGGGTCATTCTCTTCTTCTGCTCTGGGGTCCTGAGGCTCAAGGGGATATCGTCCGATGGTTCCAACTTGGGGGACTCTGGACTTTTGTGGCACTCCACGGCGCCTTTAGTTTGATTGGATTTATGCTCAGGCAGTTTGAGATTGCCCGTCTTGTAGGTATTCGTCCTTATAACGCAATCGCATTCTCTGGTCCTATTGCAGTATTTGTTTCTGTATTCCTGATGTATCCACTGGGTCAATCCAGTTGGTTCTTTGCACCTTCCTTTGGGGTTGCTGCTATCTTCAGATTCCTTCTATTCCTTCAGGGTTTCCATAACTGGACACTCAATCCCTTCCATATGATGGGAGTTGCTGGTATCCTTGGTGGAGCACTACTCTGTGCAATTCACGGAGCAACTGTAGAAAACACTCTATTTGAAGATAGTGATCAAGCAAACACTTTCAAAGCATTTGAACCAACACAAGAGGAAGAAACCTACTCTATGGTTACTGCTAATAGATTCTGGTCTCAGATTTTTGGTATTGCTTTTAGTAACAAGCGTTGGCTTCATTTCTTTATGTTGTTTGTACCTGTAATGGGTCTTTGGACCTCCAGTATCGGTATTATTGGTCTTGCCCTTAATCTTCGTGCTTACGATTTTGTTTCTCAGGAGATTCGTGCTGCTGAAGACCCGGAATTCGAAACTTTCTATACAAAGAACGTGCTTCTTAACGAAGGCTTGCGTGCCTGGATGGCTCCAGTAGATCAACCTCATGAAAATTTTGTGCTGCCAGAGGAAGTTCTTCCGAGGGGCAATGCTCTGTGATATACTGGGAGGGGCAACCCTCCTTTTTTTATGATTAGTTCAGAAACTCCTTATAAGTTGGCAGAAATTATCAGAGACACTTGGCCTCAGATATATAGAGTAACATCAAATAAAAAAGATGAAAAAAGTAGCAGTATTCGGATCCGCAAGAACGAGTCCTGATTCTGGTCTTTATCAAGCAGTAGAAAAACTTGGTAAAAATATTGCAGCAGAAGGTTGGGTAGTAGTTACTGGAGGTGGTCCAGGAACTATGGAGGCAGCAAACAAAGGAGCAATGAGTGCTTGTATGGGCAATTCTCTATGTTCTGTTGCAGAAGCAATCTATCTACCCTTTGAAGATGGAGTGAATCCTTATGTTCAAGAATATGAAAAGCATCAGACATTCTATTCAAGATTGCATACATTCTCAGAATGCGATGCTTTTATTGTGACTCCTGGTGGTATTGGAACTCTTCTTGAGATGGCAATGATTTATCAGTTGGTTCAAGTTAATCATATTGATAAGAAACCGATTATTTGTGTAGGTAGAATGTGGAGAACACTTAAGCATTGGATTGAAGATGAGATGCTTGATAATGGATTTCTTAATAATGAAGAGATGAAACTAATTCATTATGTTGATAGATTTTCAGAGGCAACTCATTTATTAAAAGGACTTCTTACTTAGTTTAATTATATGAACTTTACAATCTTTACAAATACTTCTGATTTGCTATATGATAAGCATAACTACAAATTAGTTAAAAATAATAAGAAAACTATTATTTTTGATAATTGGGAAGATGCAAAATCTTATTGGTTTAAAAATGTATCCCTTGGCAATTTAAATTACTTCGAAATTTTAGATAAAGACACTTTAAATAAAAATGAAAAAAAGAAAGGATTTTAAATAATGAAAATGTATAATGAAGAATATTTCTCAGTGATTGAAACTAAAACTGGTAGAAAGATTGCTGATTGTGGTGAAGAAGAAGATGCATTAATGATAGTTTCTTTTGATCCCCAAAATAGAACTATCACAAAAAATAAATTTTTGATGGGACAAGTTGTTGATATTGAAGTTCAAAAAACATTACCAACTACAAATATAGAAAAAGTATATAATAACAATAACTTCACAAAAAACAAAAAAGAACTAAAGCAGCACTATATATCTTTGCCTGGAGGTGAAGGAATTCCAGTCATAGTATAATGCATCCCAGGAAACATAAACAATTAAAAAATCAAAGAAAGAAAAGGATGTATACGCCCGAAGGGTATATAAATGATCCACCAGATACTAAATGCCCTTATTGTGGAAAAGAAAAAAAACCTTGTTCTCATATAAACAGTTTATCTCGTGCTTGGGCTAGGCAATCGTGCAAAAAGAAAAACAATAGTTAATATATAATATAAGTTAGACATTTTTATGCCTAATACAAATTTAAATTTATTTCAATAACCTCTTCGCACAAATGTGTGCTAGGGGTTATTTTTGTAAGTTTTTTTACCAAAAAATAAAAGATTTATGGATGTTTTAAATTCTCCCCAAGACTTTTTATATAATTTGAAAGCTTCTACATCCTCAGAAGCAAAAAGATTATGGAAACAATCAATAAAGGAAAAATGGAATCATTCATGTGCTTATTGCGGAACAAAGGATGGAGAATTAACAATAGATCATATAGTTCCTCAAATGAAAGGGGGCAACGATCATATAACTAATGTTCTCTGCTGTTGTGAGAAGTGCAATCATTCTAAAGGGCATGAAAATTGGGAAACTTGGTTTCACAATCAAAAATTCTTTACAAGAGAAAGATATGATGCTATACTTCGTTGGCAAAGACAAATGTTGGAAAAGGAATTAACACTCTATAAGTATAAACCAAGGAGAAATAAAGTATTATGAATATTAAAATTTACAGCAGATCTGGTTGCCCATATTGTGATAAGATCAAGACTGTTTTGAATCAAAAAGATATTGAGTTTACATCTTATGAATTAGATGAAGATTTTAATCGAGATGAATTTTATGCAGAATTTGGAACGGGAACTACATTCCCACAAATCATTTATAATGATCAAAAATTAGGAGGTTGTTCCGATGCAGTTAATTACTTCATCCAAAACAATATCATCTAAATGGGTTCTATAAATAATCCAGACACACTAGAAATGAATAAGGGTGTCGAATTGCTACTTAGAAATAGGAGGGAGAAAAAAAATTTAGAGACTAAACAGAAAAAGTTTGGTTTTTCGAAAAAAATTTCTCTCTTTACGAGGGAAATTGAAATAAATTTTTTTATTTCTTTAATTGAAAAAAGATAACTCTCTCGGAGGAACTAAAAATGTTAGCAGCAGAACTCACAATTTTTTCTTTGGTTTCATTTTTATTTTTATTGGTTGGTGGAGTGATTGGTTGGCTAACAAAGCAACATGTATATAGCACGCAACAGTTGCAAGTATATACACATCCAGAAATGTTTGATAATAATGGAAATGTAATTCCAGATGAAATAATAGCAGTACGATTTGAGAATGACCATGACTACGACGAAGACGAAGACGAAGACTGAACCAAAAACAGTTAAATTGCCTCCAAAACCATTTGCTTTTGAAGTTCTTTCTTTAGTTTCAAAGCAAAGATCAAATGCCAAAAAAGTAGAACTCCTTAAAGAGTACGAGCATGATTCTTTGAAGGCAATTTTTATTTGGAACTTTGATGAGAGTATAATTTCAATGCTTCCCCCAGGTGAAGTTCCATATTTTGGTGATAATGATTTTAAGACTTCAACCATGACTGAAAGAATTCAGCAGGCAGTTGATACAATGGGGGATTTGAGTTCAGAATCTATTGGTGCATCGGACCAAAAACATACAGCAATTAGAACCGAGTATACAAAGTTTTATAATTTTATTAAGGGTGGCAATGACTCTTTAAGCTCTTTGCGAAGGGAAAATATTTTTATTAATCTTTTAGAAGGAATGCATCCTTTAGAAGCAGAAATTCTTTGTTTATGTAAAGATAAAAAACTTCAAGAAAAATATAAAATTACAAAGGAATTAGTATCTGAAGCATATCCTGATATTACTTGGGGAGGTAGGAGTTAATGATAAAAATTCTCCATCAAGATTGCGATCCCGAACTTGCAAATGATCGTAGTTTACCATACACGGCATATCTAGTTAATTATGAAGATGATGGAGTTAAAAAGTATGACATTGTTATTTGTAATAAAAAAATAGATATTTTTGATTATTACTGGGACAAGTATAGAGAAGGATTAAAAAATTTTAAACAAAGTGAGGGAAGAACTAATCCAAAACTTTGGGGAGTTCAGGTAAAGGAGTCTAAAAAGAAAAAATGAATGAAGACTTTCAACGTATTCTTAGAGAAGAATTAAAAAAAGAATTTGAAGAACAGATGGGAGTATCTGTTAATCAAACTGAACTTAAAAAAGTAATAAAGGAATATAAAAAAATTAAAAAATTCCAAAAGACTTCTTTGTATCAAGTAATGCAAATGGATAAAAAAGAAAAAAAGTAATTTCGTAAAATTGTATCAAACTTTACGAAATTACTTGACTATATACAGCAACGGGTCTAGTATGACCCTACGTTCATCAGAGACAACTCTGACGCAAGTAGGACGGCGGAACGGAACGTTCATCCCAATGGGACGCAAACCGCCCGAAGGAACGGGACCTAAAAATCTCATTTCTTTGGAGAAATCCTCATGGCTAAAGTAGTATATCGGGGCATCGAATATGATACTCAGAAACGTATTGAGTACCAACAACAAATGATGCAACAACCCCAACAATACAACGAAACCTATCGTGGTATTAAGTTTGTAAAAGAGGGGCATAAGTGATGAAAAAACTTAATGTGCTTCAATTAATTAAAGAGCAAAAGCAGAAAGAGCAACGTCGTCATGAAGCACTTCTTGTAAATGCAGGAGCAAAATAATGCTTCAATTTATTGTTACCTCTAGTGCAACTATTGTATTAACAACTATTTTATTATCCGTTTATATTCAATGGTTATATAAATGATGGATTATCACTACCATTCGGATGATATTGATAAAGATAACAGACCACCTGCTTGTTATCAATTAACTTATAGGGGATGCAAATATTGGTCTTGCTATAAAATACATCTTCGAGAATGGTTTGAAAAAGTCTTAACTATAGATCCAATATTTAATAAGAGGAGTTGACTACTCCTCTTTTTTTGTGTAAAATGATGTGAGAAAGTACTTTTCTTATGGACAAAGACAAACTAAAATTAATTGTCCGTAATCTAGAGCTTTTGATTGATTCTTTAAAATCAGAAATTTATTCTGATGCAGATTCTTACAAGAATCTAAATTTAAAAGAACCAAAATTGACAGATTACGATGAAGTTTTTTATGACGGAGATGATGATGGATACCCAGACTAAATCAATTGTTAAACTGATTTCTGTTACTCAAGGTGCAGGAGAACTTGCAGGAAAATCTGCACAAGAAGTGATTACTTATACTGCCCGTGTAAGCAACCCAAGTAACCAACTTAAATTTGATACTGCTGCTGGACTTCTACGTTATTGTATTAAGCAAAATCATTGGTCTATCTTTGAGCAAGCAGATATGACTCTTGAGATTAATACTACTAGAGGTATCGCAGCTCAAGTGCTTCGTCATAGGTCCTTTACATTTCAGGAATTTTCACAACGTTATGCAGACACGAAGCTTCTGACTGATCTTCCCGAGGTTCCTGAACTCCGTAGGCAGGATGAAAAGAATCGTCAGAACTCAACCAATGATCTGGATGAGCATACACGAGAGAAGTTTGAGGGAATGATTGAGCAGCACTTTGAAGAGGCACAACGTCTTTACGATAAGATGCTTGAAAAGGGGGTTGCAAAGGAATGTGCAAGGTTTGTGCTTCCACTCGCAACACCAACAAGAATTTACATGAAAGGCTCAGTAAGGTCATGGATTCATTATATCGATTTGCGTTCTGCCCATGGAACCCAAAAAGAACACATAGACATTGCAGAAGCAGCACGATGTATCTTTATCTGCCAATTCCCTGATATTGCTGAGGCACTTAGTTGGGAAGCAGAGAACTGCCCAGAATGCTCTGATGCACCCTCTATTACTATTGAATAAATATTTTTATCGTTATTTCATAACATATGGCAACATACCCTGTTATTCATAAAGAAACTGGTGAACAAAAAGAAGTGACGATGAGTGTTCACGAATGGGACCAGTGGAAAAAAGAAAATCCAGATTGGGATAGAGATTGGTCTGACCCAGCAACTTGCCCTGGAAGTGGGGAAGTTGGTGAATGGAAAGACAAGCTTTCGAAATCAAAACCAGGATGGAATGAAGTTCTAACTAGAGCATCTAAGATGCCCGGTGCTACTGTGAGGAAAAATTAATGGCAAGAAAGAGAAGAAATGGTGATCAACCAATTGGTGTTGGTATGACTGCTAGGCAAATGAAAAGGAGAAAACCGATAAGTTCGGAACTGCTTATAGATATAGAACCTTTAACAGAAAATCAAAAAAAGTTATTCCAATCATATTCTGAAGGAAAACATTTGGTTGCTTATGGTGCTGCAGGAACTGGAAAAACATTTATTAGTCTTTATAATGCACTAAAAGAAGTTCTTAATCAAATTACTCCATACGAACAAATTTATGTTGTTCGTTCTTTAGTTGCCACAAGAGAAATTGGATTTCTTCCTGGAGATCATGAAGATAAATCATCTCTTTACCAAATTCCATATAAGAACATGGTAAAATACATGTTCCAACTTCCATCTGAAACTGATTTTGAAATGCTTTATGGCAGTTTGAAGCAGCAAGAAACAGTCAAGTTTTGGAGTACATCTTTTGTTCGTGGAACTACGTTAGATAATTCAATTATTATTGTTGATGAATTTCAAAATATGAATTTTCACGAATTGGATTCTATCATCACTCGTGTTGGAGAAAATTCAAAGATTATTTTTTGTGGTGATGCAACTCAAAGTGATTTAACTAAAACCAACGAAAGAAATGGTATTAGTGATTTTATGAATATCTTGAGAAAAATGCCATCCTTTGATATAATTGAATTTGGTATTGAAGATATTGTTCGTTCTGGACTTGTTAAAGAATATCTAATTGCAAAAATTGAATCTGGTCTGAATGTCTGAAACTAATTTTAATCATGTTGAATTGAATTTACCAGCATTAGAAAGGGAAACAATTGATGGGATTAGATTTTATAAAGTACCTGGAGAAACAAATCTCCATCGGTTAGTTTCTATTACCTCAGTAACCAGTCATTTCAATAAAAAAATCTTTGAGGATTGGAGAAAAAAGGTAGGAGATAAAGAAGCAGATAAAATTACAAAACAAGCAACCAGTCGTGGTACTGATATGCATACTTTGGTAGAACATCATTTAAAAAATGAAGATCTACCTAAAGTTCAACCATTGTCAGATTTCTTATTTAAAATTGCTAAACCAGAATTGAATAAGATAAATAATATTCACGCACTAGAGAAATCTCTTTATAGTAAAGTGCTTGGAATTGCTGGGACTGTTGACTGTATAGCAGAATATAATGGTGAACTAGCAATTATAGACTTCAAAACATCTAAGAAACCAAAACCCAAAGAATGGATTGAACATTATTTTGTACAGGCTGTTGCTTATGCCTGTATGTTATACGAAATGACTGGAATAGTAACTAAAAAATTAGTTATTTTAATGGCTTGTGAAAATGGAGAATGCGTTGTTTATGAAGAATATGACAAATCAAAATACATTAAATTACTCTCAAAATATATTAGAAAGTTTGTTGAAGATCGAACCAATTCCTATGGAAGATAACTTAAGGGAAAAGATTAAGGAAAAGTTTTTATGCCCCCAGAAATTTTCTCAGGACATTGAACAAATAGTTAAAGTATCTAAAATTAATTATATTGATGCAATTGTCACTTATTGTGAAGAACATAGCATCGAGATTGAAACTGTTTCTAAATTGATTTCCAAACCTCTGAAGGAAAAACTTAAGTATGATGCAACAAAATTAAATTTCTTAAAGAAAACAAGTCGTGCTACACTTAATATTTGATTGTGACTCCTTTTGATGTTTATAAAACTTATCTTGCGTTAAAAAATCATTTTACAAAAGATAATTATGATTATTTTAAATATTGTGGAAAGTCTAGAGCATCTCTAGACTCTTTTCATAAAAGGAAGGATAGATACTTTTTTGAAAGAATGTCCCGTCAAAAAACAGAAGAAGAAATTAAGGCATATTTTGTTGCTAATTTTATTGAATGCGATGATTCTCAAACCTTATGGATTGGTGAAATTATTAGAGGTGGAGAATCAGTATATAAAGACTGGATGAAAAAAATTCAAAGTTTAACTTATTTGTTTAAAACAGAGTCTGAGGTTTTTATAAGAAAAGATAACTTTGACAATCTTTTTGACTGTAAGGATGGACAGCACCCAGAATTACTTAAAAAGTATTTGCAGAAAGCATTGTCATTGGAAACATTAGTTATACTTGATACTATATTGAATTACTCTTCAAAGTTTGACAAAAAACTTATAGATCCAGTGTGGGAAACCGTTAGTTTAAAAATTAAAAAATATAAACCATTCCTAAATATTGATGAGTCTAAGTGTAAGCAGATTCTTAAGGAGATAGTATTATGAGTAGATTTTTTGATTCCGAAATGGTCAGAAAATCTATAATCGAATTAGATGCAATTCAACAAAAACTTTTTAAACAAGTTTTAAATCTTTCTTTTTATGATAATGATGGCAAGAAAGAGCATCTTGATTTGATGAAAAAGTTTTTAGAAAAGCAAAAACTTTTTATTTTTAGATTATCACTTTCTGAAGATCCAGAAGCAGTTGAATTAAAGGAAAGAATCCTTGATTCTGCTCGTCTTTTTGGATTAGGTAAAGATGGGACAGTTGATGAATTTTTTAAAGTTCTTGAATCTCAGATTGAGTATCTTGAGAAAACCCTTGACGACTAACCTGCTTAGTGCTAGACTTAATACGTACCGATACGGCACACACTTCTAATACGATTAATACGGAGAATACGAATGTCTTTTGCTGATCTTAAAAAGCAATCTAAAATGGGTTCCCTGACCGAGAAACTCATTAAACAAGTAGAAAAACTGAATGATAGTGGTTCCAAAGATGATGACCGTTTTTGGAAACCTGTTATGGATAAGAGCGGTGTAGGTTCCGCAGTTATCCGTTTCCTTCCTGCCCCCGAAGGTTGCGAACTTCCTTGGGCACAAGTTTGGTCTCACGCATTCCAAGGTCCTGGTGGTTGGTTGATTGATAACTGCCTCACTACTCTTGGTCAGCAATGTCCTGTTTGTGAAAAGAATCGTGTTCTCTGGAACTCTGGTTCAGACCGTGACAAAGAAGAAGCACGTAAGCAGAAGCGTAAGCTTTCTTATTACTCAAACATTTATGTTGTTCGTGATCCTGCCAACCCAGACAATGAAGGTAAAGTCTTCCTTTATAAGTTTGGTAAGAAAATCTATGACAAGATTCTTGCTGCAATGCAACCAGAGTTTGAAGATGAAACTCCCATCAATCCTTTTGACTTCTGGACTGGTGCTCACTTCAAACTGAAACTTGTCAAGAAAGATGGTTATTGGAACTATGATAAGTCAGAGTTTGCATCTCCTTCTGCACTTCTTGATGGAGACGATGATGAACTTGAGCGTATCTACAAGTCTCTGAATAATCTGAATGATTTTACAGACCCCAAAGAGTTCAAGTCTTATGATGACCTGAAGAAGCGTCTTGATTATACTCTTGGACTTCGTGGTGTTCCTAAATCTCAAGATCCAGAAGTTGTTGCTGAAGAGGAAGAGTGGGAACGTGAACGTCGTGGTGAAACTACTTCTTCGTCCTCTCGTTCATCTACCTTTGATAACGCAGAAGTTCCTTCTTCCAAGTATAGTGATGACGAAGATGAAGATGATGCTCTTTCTTACTTCCAGAAACTTGCCGAGTCGTGAAATCTCTGATTATTCTTTTTGCAATTTTTATTGCTTCTCCAGCAGAAGCAATAACTTGGAATCAATTCTGGAGACCATTTAGAGGAGGTGGATACTATTATGCCCCTTCTTATTATGCTCCAAGAGTATATGGCAGTTGCAGAAGGGAAGTCATTCGTGAAGAGGTAGTTTCTGGAGATGGAAGAATTGAACCTTATGTTAGAACATTTAAAGAGGTTCAATACTACCCCTGCTAATAAAAATCGACCCTTAAAATAAAAAAAGGGTCGAAAAAAATTCCCGCAAAATTTTCTCTCATGGGGATTTTGCGGGAATTTATCTATTATTTCTTGGATTAAATGCTCTCTTAGTATTTCTATCTTCAAACTGGGAAGATCTATCATACTTCATCATATTTCTAGTATCTGATACAAATACTGAAACATATTCTGGTCTAAGTAAAAGTAATTTTCTTTTTTCTTCGTTTAATTTAATTTCATAATCATAATTTGATACTGCAACTGCTTCATTAACAACATTGACAATATTTCCATTACTATCCAAATACTCCAATAATTGGGCATCCGATTCTATAAAAACTTTTACTCCTGGGATTGGGTATGCCATTTTTATTTTATTTATTGAGTTACTTCGTTAGTAAAGTTGAACGTTGGTCTTATCTCACCATCGACTAAAGTTCCAGTTATTTCATAAAGTCTATCGGATAAAACAACTTTATTATCTAATACGATATCATTTACATTAATATCAAATTTTTGACCATTTCTTAAATTGACTCTTAGGATTCCACTCCAACTTTGAGGCCAATTCGTCAAAGCATTTAATATTGCTACATCATTTGCCCCTGTTTTGTCTGCAGTTGTTATTTTCAAATATGAAACTGTTGTTCTTATATCTGTTATATTTGTTGTAATTTCTCTACCACTTCTATCATATACTGATAGTCTTTGATTTAAATTTACCTTTACAATAGTATTTGATTTTGCAGAAGGGAAGGATTCAAGCAAATAACTATTGGAACTTGTATTTGTATTTACTTCAATTGAACTAAACGTATCTACTATTAAACCACCTTCTATTAGTACCCTACCAAACTCATCTTTATATTCAACTGTTTCATAATGATGGACATCATATAATACTTCTTCTGATCCATACTTATCCAAAAGATATTTGTATAATGAATTATTATCTAATGGCCATTGTTCATTATAATTTGTAATATTGTTTGTTAATAGTATTATCCAATCTAACTGAGAATTATTATAATATTTTTCCGCAATTTGGTCTGGTCTTTCATTATCTTGTATTTGATAATATGTAAATGCGGTAATTATATTTTTAAAATCTTCTCTTACTTTTGGTCTTTTAAATATATTTTTTACAAGAGTATATTCATCTATACCAGTTCTTTCATTAAATACTGATGCGTATTTTAAGTTTGGAAGTTCTCTGAAGTATGGCATATTAGTAACCTATATCGTCTGGTCCAATTGAATCTAAATCGGGAATTAGATTATTTGCAATATCTGGTTGATAATCAGATTCATATATTGGTTCAATTTCAGTAAATGACATTCCCATTGTTACCGAAATTGGTTGTCCTGGTGCTTCTTCATCAACATAAGAAGCCCACTGACTTTCTGGAGTATAGTTCACACTAAAACCAGTTAAAGCGCATAGTTTAAATCTATTGAGACCTTTTATTGCACCACCATTGCTCTTATATGTTAATTTAAAGATGTTAGGGGTTCCAAGGAATAAAGATCCTGCACCAGCACCTGCACCAGCATTTAATTTTCTTGCTGCCATCCCTTGCTTGAAAAATCTAATAATTCTTCTAACATTTCTTGCTTCTAGTTTACTTCTTGGAGTTAACTTATACCCAAAGTTAAAATCTCTTAGTGTAGGTGAATTAAAGAGTAATTCTAAGTTTGAGTTTGGAACTATGCCAAGACCTCTTGCTAGTATTGTTTCTGGTGGTACTTCAAATCCAAATTGTTTTGCTGCATATGAAGTTAAAACAGATTTTAACTGTTCTGCTACTGCTTGATTTTGTAGTGCATTGACTCCACCTGCTTGACTTGCCATAGATAATAGTTGAATTAACTGAGTTGCATCAAAACCAGTAAATGCTCCTGTTGCTTTTCCTGCTGCTATTTTTGCAACTGTAGCTGCTGGATTTTTGTTTATATCTGAAATTAATGCTGCTGTCAAATTGTTCATTGAATCTGGGCCCCAAGAAACAGAATTATTATCTTTTACATCATTGGGTATAGGCAATATTACAATTTTATCTTCCCCCTGAAGAACAGCACTATTTCTTTGCAATCCATTAAGCAAAATATCCTTCAATTCACCACTTAAAAATGCCTCTCCTGATGGTGATTTGTATCTATACTGATTTATTTGTAGTATATCTTGTCTAGTCTCCAATAAATCAAATGGGTAAATGAGAAGTCCTTTTGCTGCCCTTCCAAATAATTCATCTTCATTTCTACTTGGGAATGTTAATGGTTGCCCTGTTCCCAATCCTCCACCGTTAGCACCAGTTAATCCTCCAGTGTTTGTTTGTGTTGGTTGTGGTAATTGTGATGGTTGTCCAACCACAGGTGCTCTTGCCACATCTAAAAATGATGGTTTTATTGCTCCTCCAGCAGTCCCTCCCAATACTGCTCTTTTCTTTTTTACTTCATTTTTAATTTCTTGATATAATGCATCTATATTTGCTTGCCCAAATGTGCTCACTGCATTTTGAGTAAATGATCCATTTCTAAAAATATACTCACAAGGATCATTTAAATCTGGTTGATTGAAAATATTAATTCCTACTCTTCTTACTACATCAACATTCCCATTTTCTGGATCATATCTCAAATCATAATCTGAGGTTGGGCACGGTGCTCCCTGTTGTCTTTTTAGTGATGTGATTATGAATTCTTTTAAAACTTGCGATGCCATTTATGGTGAGTCCCACACTCTGTATTTTGGTACTTTTTGTCCTCTTTTATCAACAAAACTTTCTGTTGGTAATAATGAGACACCAACCCAATCATTTTTTGGAACCTTAAACATTTCTGTCACAACACCAGAAAAAAGATACTTGTGTAAGGTTTTTTTAGGCGCATTTGATATTCCTAATTTATTTATCAATGATTTAGCAACTCCTCCTCTATATTGTGGATTGAGGTAATGTAAATTTGCCCCAACAAAGTATCCTTCTCTTGGATTTACTTCTATGATATATGATAATGGATGTTGGTCCCACCATTCATATTTTTGTGGATATTTAGCAGAATACAAAAAGAATACTAAGTCACCAGGAATTATAAAATTTGTATCAAATTCATTTATATTTTTCCTTTGATATGCACTAAGTTCGTTCATTAGTTGGTTTGTCCACCAATTAGTGCTTCTAAATCTTTTTCCTGCTTGTTTTTTTAGTTCTTCGGAAATCATTTTACTGGTATCCCCAATTCTTTTTCTGTTAGAATTCTAAATTCATATTTTCTATCTGCACACCACTCCTTTGCTGCTTTCCATTTTGCTTGATTTACTGCCCAGGTTTTTACTCTATATGCCCAAGACTTAGTTTTTCTTTTTGGATTTTGTTCTGGCATATTTAAATCTTTTTGTGGTTTTATTTCAACAACTAAAGTTCTAGGAATACCATTTTTATCTCTGTACTTAACAAAAAAATCAGGAAAATACCTATGAACTTTATTATCAATTGGTGAAATATATGGTATAAAAAATTCTTCAGATCTCCACTCGTTTACACTTTCTGTAAGATCGCAATATTGCATAAATTTCAATTCATAAGATGATCGATAAACTATATTAGTTGGATCACCTTTATACTTTTCTGGTTTTGATGGTCTAAATTTTCCTTGCCGATACCCAGAATCGTCCTTATGTGGCATACATAGTATAGATGTTTTCTTAAAGAATATTTATCCGATGGCAGGACAAGGAGCAGGATATCCTGAGATTGGTCCACTTTATATGTCAACAACTTTGCCTAGAGTAAATCCTACTCTTGCTGGAGCAATAGATGTTTTTGGTGCCTTATCTCAAACAAGTCAATTTAAAGTATCTCTACACTTGACTAATGGGCAAGGTGGATTGGATGGTGGTGACACTGAATTAATGACTTGGTTAAAAGATGCAAATTTAACTAGAGATCCAGCACAAAATACATATTATGATTTCTTTTGTTCAGAGGCATCTCTCCCTGGAGCAACTTTTGACGTTACCGAAGAATCGGGAAGTCGTCAAGGAGTAATTGAGAAATTCCCAATGAGAAGAATATATCCAGAGTTTACGATGACTTTTTATGTCGATAATGATTATCGATTAATAAGATTATTTGAAGAGTGGATGAATTATATAAATCCAGTATATACATCTGGTGGAATATATCCAGTATCAGATAAAGGGCAGGGAGGAGCAAAGGATAGAGACAATTTCTTTAAAGTAAGATACCCAAACACATATAAGAGAATTATTTCTATAACCAAATTTGAAAGAAATTTTAGGGAACAGCCAGGAACTTCTGGAGGAGCACTTGGAAATCTTCCCACTATAACCTATAGAATGATTGATGCTTTTCCTACCAATATTACTGCTCTACCATTATCATATGAAGGTTCAACAATAACAAAAACTACCGTGACATTTGACTATTCAAGATACGTTATCGAAAGAAATGAAGGAACGATACGTCCATAAATACTAATAACTGATTTTTTTATGGGTTATTATGCCATTACCAAAAATATCTGCTCCAACATATGAGTTGGATTTGCCTTCATCTGGAAAGACTATAAAATATAGACCATTTTTAGTAAGAGAAGAAAAAATACTTATTCTTGCATTAGAAAGTCAAGATACAAAACAAATTACTACTGCAATTAAGCAGGTGCTAAAAGAGTGTATTATTACAAAGGGAATTAAAGTTGAGGAACTCCCAACTTTTGATATTGAATATATTTTCTTAAATGTCAGAGGCAAATCTGTTGGAGAGAGTATTGATTTAATTGTTACTTGTTATGATGACGGAGAAACTCAAGTTCCCGTTACTGTTTATATTGATGAAGTAAAAGTACATAAAGACCCCAACCATAAGGTAGATATACATCTTGATAGTAAATTGATTTTGAGGATGAAATATCCATCATTAGACCAATTCATTAAAAATAATTTTGATTTTAGTTCAGCACAAAGTGAGTCAAATATCGAAAAGTCTTTTGATATCATTGCATCTTGTATTGATATGGTTTACAATGATGAAGATTCTTGGGCGGCATCAGATTGTACGAAGAAAGAATTGGTTGAGTTTATAGAACAAATGAATTCTAACCAATTTAAACTAATTGAAACTTTCTTTGAAACAATGCCAAAATTATCTCATACGATTACTGTTAAAAATCCAAAAACAGGTGTTGAAAATACAGTTAAGTTGGAAGGACTAACAAGTTTTTTCGGTTAATTATGGCTCATATGGAACTTGAGTCATATTTTAGAATTAACTTTGCCTTGATGCAGTTCCATAAATACTCATTGACTGAGATTGAAAATATGATGCCTTGGGAACGTGATATTTACGTTGGATTATTGCAACAGCATATAGAAGAAGAAAAGTTGAAACAACAACAAGCAAATGCCAGTTAGTTCCCTGCTATCACCAGAAAAAATTGTAGGAGGAAGAAGAGTATCTCTGGATTCCTTTCAGAACTTTGTTTCTGGTGGTGCTCCACTTGGGAGTTCTGTTGTTTCTAGTGCGGCAAATAATGTTGTAGGTTTTCAAAGAGCATCTGTTAGACCAGTAACACCTGATTTAAGTTCAATTGTTAACACAATTTCTTCAAATATTCTTAGTCAGGTTTCTAGCCAGATAGAAAGTGTAACTAATATAACCAATAAAAATGTAGATGCAAAAGTACAGCAGGTTCGTTCAGAGGTAACTAGAGAGATACAACCTCTTTACACGAAGCAAGAAAATAATATAACACAATTACAGTCTGCTGTTACCAATATAACTCAACAGGCAGACTCTACTATAACTAAACTTGTTGAAGAATATAGAAAAAAAGTTTCTGAAGTTGATGACGCAAAACCAACTGGAATTCTTGGAAACTTCTTAAAAGTTTTCAAAGGTGCTTTAGACTTTATTCAGTTTTTTGCAAGTAAGAAAAATTTAGATAATTTAGATTCAAATCTAAAGTCATTACAAAAAATATTTACAGATAGTTTTGAAGTAGCAAAACTAATTAGAAATACTATTAATAAAATAGTTGGACAATTATCAAATCTTCCTAAAGCATCACCATCCGGAAGTCCAGGATTAAATATTGATTTAAAGGTTCCCGAACAAGGATTAAAACAAACTGCCCCAAGAGGAATGGGGAACTTAATGAAAAAAGGTGGGATGTTTGCACTTGGTGCTGGTGGATTAGCAGCAGGAGCAGGTGTAGTTAATGCTCTTTCTGATACAGGAGTTGCACCCGTTCAACAGCAACCAGGATTCCTTGGAGGATTAGTCGAGGGTCTTGGTGGAATTGTTGATTCATTTACTTCTGCAGTTAATAGTCTAATCAAAGGTTCTAATGATAAGTCTGGAGGAACTTCTGGTGGAGGAGGAGGTGGTGGTGGATCCAAAACTGGTCCTGCTAGTGCTCCTTCTGCTCCTCCCGGTGGTCCTAGTTCTAGTGGGAAAGTAGATACTAGTAAAATCTCAGGAGATACTCCAGAACAAAAAGCATTTCTTGCGACTGTGGGTTCAACAGAAGCAGGAACTTATAATACAATTGTTGGGGGTCAGCAAATACCAGAACTTACTAAAATGACTATACAGGAAGTTTATGATATGGGTATGAAATCTCCAATAATGAGTGGTAAACTTCCAGATAGATTTGGAGGAAGACCCATTAAGTATGGAGCAGATTCCCATGCTATGGGAAGGTATCAATTTATACCACAAACTATGATGAGTGCAATGAAGTCTGCGGGACTTAACCCAACAGACTTATATAGTCCGGAGAATCAAGATAAAATGGCTTTGGCATTTGCAACTACAATTGGTATAGATGTAAATAGACCAATGACAGAATCTGACTACAAAAAGGCAGGAAGTAGTGTTGCTTGGGAAGGTATGAGAAAAATATCTTATACTGAAGCTAAAAAACGTTATGATAAGTATTTAACACAAGTTCGTTCGGCAACAAAAGGTCAAGGTGGTCCCGATTTACCAGATTGGAAATTATCACCAGAAAAGAGAGAAGAATTAAAAAATATGGCAACTAAGGTTGCTCAGCCACCACCATCCCAAGCAGCACCAAGTGTAAATGTGATGCCATTTGATTTCGGCACACAGATGCCACAACAGAAATCTTCTGGTTCACAATCCCCATCTTCTGGTCCTGCGGCACCTGCTGGAGCACAAGGTCCAACTGCACCATTTTTACCTGCAGGAAACCCAGACAATTTCCTAATTCTTTACTCAAAAATAATCTATAATATTGTTGACGGATAATGGCAAAAACAATTTCTTCACCCTTAGTTGCTGCTGCTAATTCCATTTCCTCAATGGGAAATACTTCCAATAAAAATTTTGCGGAGGTAAAAAAAAGTTATAAAGGTTTAATTGACTTTTTAGATATTAATGTAGAGCAGATTGAATCAATAAAATTACCAAAACAAAATAAAATAAAAGAATTAGCAAATATAAACATTGCATCAAATTTTGGTTCTGCTGGAAACCTTTTAAGAAATCTTGCTTCTGGTGCATTTGATGCTGCTAGTTTTGTTAGTAACTTTTTCCCAGGTGGTGGTGATGTAGGTAAACCAAAAGGTCCTGCAGGAAAACCAAAAGCACCAACTGCTCTGGGTTCAAAATTAAGATTTAGTGGATTCAGATCAATTGGAATTGCAAATGCTATTTTTGCTGGACTTGATTTTGCAACTGGTCTCAAGGAAGGTGAAAGTGTAGGAAAAGCAGCAGCAGGAGCAGGTGGTTCTCTTGCTGGTTCATTACTGGGTGGAGCAATTGGGCAAACACTTATTCCAATTCCAGGAGTTGGATTTGTTCTTGGTAGTATGGCAGGTGGACTACTTGGTGGTTATGCTGCAGATAGAGCAGTTGAAGCAACATCAGGAAAACCAGACATACAGAAAAAACAAGAAGAAAGATTAAAGGCACAGGAAGAACGTCAAAAAGCACTAACACAAGATGACAAAAGAGTTCCTTCTCTTCTAAGAAGATTTTCAGAAACTGTTGATAGTTTTGAAAAGTTTGCCAACCAAACATTTAGGTCTGTTATGACTGCTGCTGGTGCAGAAGATATGCCAATGGATTATGGTATAGATTCATCTATTCTTCCTAGTCCAGAAGAGATGCCAGGAGAGTTGCAAGATATAAGAGCAGAAGGGGGGGAATTACCAAGTAAAGAAGTTTCATCTTCATATGGTTGGAGATGGGGAAGGATGCATAGTGGAGTTGATTATCCAAGACCAAATGGTCTCCCAATAAGTGTAATTCAACCAGGAAAAGTATCTCAAGCAGGTTGGATTGATGGTTATGGTTATTCGGTAACAGTTTCTCATCCAGGAGGAACTGCTAGTTTTTATGCTCATATGAGTAAAATAAATGTTAAGAGTGGTCAGGCAATTGAACCTGGAACAGTAATCGGTAATGTTGGAAGTACGGGTAGATCTACAGGACCACACGTTCATTTTGAAGTTCTTAGAGGTGGAAAACCAGTATCAATACCAAATAATGAAGGTGACAAATATTTTAGATTTGGAGGAAATGTAAAAGTTGTCTCCAAAAAACCAGCAGGAATGCAATCTGGAGCACCAACAGCAGTAATAACAGCAGGAAATACTGATACTGATCCAAAAAAAGCTGCCGAAAATATTAAAAAATCTATTGAAGAACTAAAGAGTAAGGGATATAATGTAGTTATTGTTCCACCGTCTCAACAACAAGGTGGTGTTGGAGCAGCAATAGAAAAAACAGCAAAGCAGTCCGGTGCTACTGTAGAAAAAGTATCCAATATGGATACAACTTCAATGAAGTCATTGCAGGAAAAATACAAAGGAGCAAGATTTATTGGAGATGGAAATAAAGGCAGTGAGAATATATTGCAACAAATTCAATCAATGCAAAAAGTAAGAGCAGTTGGTGGATCGGAATTTGATATTAACTCAATGACTCCAGAACAAATACAAGAATATCAACAATATGTTATGGGTGTTCCTACTAATCAAATGGTTCGAGCAGTTGAATCATACCCAGCATATAATGCACCAGGACAATCTTCTATAACTTATATACCAATTATGATGGGTTCTTCTGGTGGAGGTTCTTCACCCCAGAGACCAGTAATTATATCAGGTGGAGGTGGTGGAGGAGGAACAGTTATTCTTCCAGGACCAACAGAAGGACAAGTGGTAAATAGTTTAATGAAAACTATGTTGTTAACTAATTTATCAGGTTCATAATGTCAGTAGCAGTATCACGATTAAGTTTTAAGCAAGTAGTAATAGAATCAACGGATGGGGAAACCAAAGTTGATGTTACTAACTCACTAATTTTTATTGATTATTTTGAGGATATTTTATCTCCTTGTGTTACTATGGAGATGCATTTATTTAATAGTTCGTCTTTACTGAATATTCTACCAATTCGTGGAGGAGAAAGAGTAGCAATTTCTTTAGATACTGCATTTGGTGAATTTGAACTTGATGGTGAGAATTCCATGTATGTTTATAAAGCTAGTGGAATGAATCAAACAACTACTAGTGAAATGTTTAAATTGAGTTTAGTATCCAGAGAAGGGTTAACTAATGAAACTGCAAGGTGTCAAAAGAAATATACTGGGAATATCAAAACAACGGTAGAAAGTATATTAAAAGATGTTTTAAAGACTGAAAAATATAAAGAAGAAAATATAGAGGGAACTGCAAATTCATATGCATTTATTGGAAACCAGAAAAAACCATTTCATATTTTAACTTGGTTGTGTCCAAAATCAATGCCGCAATATTCTGGAGGAGTTTCTGGAGGAAATAAAGATGGATTGGCAAAAGGAACCGCAGGATTTTTATTTTTTGAAAATAAAGATGGATTTAATTTCAAAAGCATTGATAATTTAGTATCAAATGCAAAACTAGGAGAATCCTCATCAGATTTAAAAAACATACCATATTATTTTTATACAGAAATTAATGATCAAAATAAAGTGGTAAATGATTTTAAAATTTTAAATTATAACTTTGAAAAGAATATTGATTTGATGAAATCTCTTAGGGTTGGCATGTATTCAAATAAAACATATTTCTATGACTTGTATACTAATACGTTAAATCAATACACATATTACTTAAAGAATGAAATTAAAAATAAATTAGGCACAAATGATGATATTCCAGTTCCAAAAGGATTTGAGGAATCTATAACAAGATTGATGTTTAGAACATCTGATAGGGGTGTTCTTGATAATCAGGGGGTAACGAAAGATTCCGGAAGAGATGTTGCCGATATGGCAAAGGCATTTTCTAGATATAATATTTTGTTCACTCAAGCACTAAATATGAATGTGCCATGTAATATCAATCTAAAAGCTGGTGATGTAATATATGCAGAATTTCCTGCAATAGAAAGAACAGATAATAAAGAACCAGACAAAGATCAAAGTGGTTTTTATTTAATAAAAGAAGTGAGACACCATTTTGAAGCACAACAGGTTGTTTCCAGTCTAAGGTTGATTCGAGATAGTTATGGACTTTATGGGTCACAAAATGCTTAAGAGAAAAAATGGAACTCCAAAATTTAATTAACGATATCTGCGAAGAACTAGAAAGTCCTTCAATAAATAGACAGAGAAGCAGATACTTAAAAAATTATCTGTCAGAATTACTGGAATATCAAAGTAACCATCCAGAAGAAACCGCAGTTCCAACTCATTTAGAGTTATACTGCGATCTAAACCCAGGCGCACCTGAATGCAGAATTTTCGATGATTGAAGAATCTTTATTAAAGTCAAATTTTTTAGGAAGAGACGGATTTGTTTGGTGGATAGGACAAGTGGCACCTGCTGCTGTCTGGAGAACTGAAAAATCAAAATTTGACTCAGGAGAAAACAAAAGAGATGACAAAGGCAACCCCAAAATAGGGGAAGGTTGGGCGTATCGTTGTAAAGTAAGGATTGTAGGGTATCACACTTTTGATGGAGATATTCTCCCAGATAACGATCTTCCTTGGGCACACGTTTCAATGAGTCCAGAAAATGGAACTGCTCAAGGAAGTGTCGGAAAGACAATGATGATTGTTGGTGGAGAGACTGTTTATGGATTCTTTTTGGATGGAGAAGACGCACAGCAGCCCGTAATTGTTGGTTGTTTGCATAGAAATGAAAGTGCATCAAAGAATTTTATTACCCCAGAGTTTCTAGCAAAAGAAAAAAGTTCTCAATTTAAACCATTTACTGGACATCAAGGACCATTGATTCAAGGTCCTACACAAATAAGAGAAAAGAATCCAGCAATTCAACAAGAACCAACTGTTGCGGCAAATCCAACAGTTGGAATACAAACATCTAGTTTAGTGGGAGATCCAGTACCAGCATCAAGAGAACAGAATAAACCAGGTTCAGATCAATTAATTCGCAAATCTTTAGCAACACAACAATTTGTACTAAAAGGTTGTGAAATAAAGGTAGTAAGAGAAAATGGATGTAATGATAATATAATTGGAAAAATTTCAAAAGTCATTCAAGATTTCGTTGCTTTTGTGAATCGTTTAGAAAAAGCAATTGATACTTATATTGATCCTGTTTTAAATACATTAGTAGATATAACAACAGAAATAAAAACCTTTGCAACTAGAATTGTTGGGATTGTAAAGTTTATAATCAATAATATGAGAAATGGTATTATTGGTTTAATTACAAAATTATTCGGAAAGTTTATTGGATTAATTGTTCCACTACCACAACAACCACCAGTTGCTAGTGCAACAAAAAATATTATTGATATTATTTTTTGTGTTTTTGAAAAATTACTTCCAATATTGATTGATTTCATAATTAACATGCTTACCAATATGGTAGGTAAGGCAATCAATGCTCCACTTTGTGCTGTAGAGCAAGCTGTTGGATCAATTTTAGCAAAACTAATTGATGCAATAGATGGACTTCTTTCTCCTATTTTTTCTGGATTGAATTGGTTACTTGGTGCAGTCGGTCAAGTTAAAGATATCTTGGGTAAAGTGTCTTCAATCGCACAACAGATTTTGAGTTTCCTAGCATGTGATAGATTAAAATGTGAAACTCCAATTGAATGGTCTCCTTGTGGGGGTCCAGAAAAAAAGGGTTCTGATAGTTGGAATAGAACACTAAAGAGTATGAATGTGCTTAAGGGAATTAACTCTAATCTTAGTCTTGCTATGAGTCAGATGTCTCTATTTGGGTATACTGGAAGTTCTCCATATAAAGACTGCACTGAAAAAGCATTAAGACCAAAAAATCAAAAAGATCAAATTCCTTTACCTCCTGGTGTAATAGCACCCAGATGCATACCACCAGAAGTTGAGATTTTTGGAGATGGTATTAGGGCACAAGCAGTTCCTATAGTTAATAATTCTGGAAGTATAATTGCAATAGAAATCTTAAATAGAGGTAAAGGATACTCTAAACCACCGACTGTTGTTATAAGAGATAATACCAATCATGGAAGTGGAGCACAAGCGTCTGCATCTGTAGTAAATGGTGAAGTTACGTCCATTTATTTAAATAATTCTGGTTCTGGATACTGTCCAACTAATTTAACCTCAATTTTAAAATCTCCAACATATGTGGTTACAGCAAATAAGTATAGTTTTTATGAAGGAGAAACAGTAACTTTTACTATAAATACCGAAAATATTCCAGATGGTACTGTTCTCGAATATGAGATTTCTGGTGATATAACTCCAACTGACATTGAAGGTTTATCTAGTTTCTATGGAAGTGTCACATTATCATCGGGAAGAGCAACTAAATCATTTAAATTCAAACAAGATAGTATCAATGAAAATGCTGAAATAGTAATTTTTGATTTATTAGACAAAGATGGAATAAAAGTTGCCAGAACGACAGTAGTTGTAAGTAATGAACTGTCTCCAGTTCTTGCTCCTGCACCAAATAATCCAATAGAATCCCCACCAGGAACATTTATTCCTGGTGATGGTGGTGGAACTGGATTTGGAAATACTACTACATCAAGACCTATATTCCCTGGAATTGGTACACAAATAACACCAGAAACGGGAATTGGTACTGGCATTGTAGGTATCGTAACAAGTGTAATAATTCCAAATCCAGGAACAGGATATACTGGTGGTGATACTATTAATGTAGGTCCTTGTGTTTTTGAAATTATTGTTTCAAGTTCTGGTGCTATAGTTGGAGTTAAATCAACAACTTGTACAACAGAATTCTCTGATCTACCAACAGCAATTATTAACACAAACACTGGTGAAGGTGCTAGGGCATTCCCAGTCCTCACATTGTCACCTAAATTCAATCAACCAGTGGTTACTGTTAATCAAGAAGGAATTATTAAAGTTGTTGATTGCATATAAACTAAATACAGAATATACCTTTATTATAAAATGTCGGAACAACAAGCAAAAGAGTGGTGGCAGCAGGGGTTTGGATATAGACTTCAAGGGGGAAATGTAGAATCTGGAAAGGAAGTATCATATTCTATGATTACCGATGAAGGTACTGGTTTTATGTATTATAAAACTGGGGATTATTGGAATATTAATGATCGTAGTTCTGTTGAAAGGTGTGGAATAAAACTAAATGATAAAGAAGTTGCAAAGATAATTAAGGCAGATAATGGTGATATTGTTTTTGAAGCTCCAAACGGACAGATCACATTAAAAGCAAAAAATATCAGAATTATTGCCGAAGATGGTGATGGTGAAATTACTATGCAAGCAGGAAAAATTCTAGAGGCTGATGCACCAACATCAAGACTCAAAGGAACTAATGTTGATATCACCGCAGTTAGTGGTGCTCAGATTATAGGATCTTATGTTGATGCATCAGCATCCACTCAAGCAACTGTTTCATCTTTAACTGACGTAACACAGGGATCTCTTGTTGGCACAGTATTGAATGTTCTCGGTAATGTTAAAAAATTCTTAGAGTATTTCGCATAATATGGCAGCAACAGCATCTATCGCAAATATTGGAGATAAACTTATAGTAGGTGCAGTTGATACCTCATTTTTAACTGCTTCTAGTAGAATTCTCCCAGGCACTGCAGTTTTGAACGGACCTGTTTTTATTGGAGCAACTCCGCAGGTAGGAATAGCTCGTGCTACTTGTATGATCGGTCCACCACTTCCTGGTGTTGCTGCCCCAGCATCTTTGGAAGTTACTGGAATTACCAATATTATTGGTAGTCTTAATGTTTTTGCTGTAAGTTTATTTACTGGTGTTTGCACAAAACAAGGAGTAACAATTAAAAATGCTCTCAGTTTAAAAAACTCAATTAGTTTAAGTAACTCAATAAACATCGGAAATGCTCCAAAGATTAATAATGCTCCTTTAATTGTTCATTCAATTGGGTCTTTTGATGGTATATGTACTGCAGCAGATTTCTTTGCTGGTGGTACTTCATTAGTTCAAACTTATGGGATTGCACTTTCTAAAAAACCATTTGATATTCTTCACCCAACAAAAAAAGATCATAGACTTCGTTATGTTTGCTTAGAGGGTCCAGCAGCAGAAGTTTATATTAGAGGATATCTTGATGGGACAAATAAAATAGAACTTCCGGATTATTGGAAAGGTTTAGTTGATATGAATACAATTGGTGTTCAGTTAACACCAATTAGAATGCATCAAGAATTATATGTTGATAGAATAGAAGATGAAAATACAATTTATATTAAAAATAATAATGGTGGAACTATTAAGTGCTATTATACTGTAATGGGAGAAAGAAAAGACACAGAAAGAAACATTCCAGAATATAAAGGATTGACACCAGCTGACTATCCAGGAGATAATAGTGATTATAAATTATAATTTAGATTATGAGAAAAACTCATGAAGTTTTTCCTTTAGCAATTCATCAAACAACAATAAATTGCCACAAAGAGTTTAAGGAAAAGCACTACGAAAGTCTTAAAAAATATTGGTTTAACGGATATGAGCATGAGTCCCCAGAGGCATCTTCAAGGATATTTGTCCATTTGAATAATCAATATAAACAATTTTTTGATTCTCTTAAAGATGCTTTAGATGAATATTTGGGAGTACTTGGAATTGATTATAATTTGATGAATTATCATATAGTCAAATCTTGGGTTGTGTATCATAGGGATGACACAACACCACCATTGGCATTCCATAAACATAATGAAGCAAATATTAGTTTTGTTTACTACTTAAACACTGACGAGACCTCGGATAAATTCGTCGTAAGTAGAGTTCCAGACAATAATGCAAATCAAGTATGTGAAGGTTGGTTTGATGTTGCAGATGAACATAATGTAATGACTGGATTTAATAAATTTAACTGCAATCATTATACTATAACTCCCCATGAAGGAACAGTTTTAATAATGCCAACTGGAACTTACCATCATACTAAAAAATCAGTTCCAAGAATATCTCAGAGATGTGCTATTGCTGGAGATTTGAGAGTAACTCTTAAACCAGAATATTATAAACACCATCAAGGATGCACTCACCCATCTCAATGGTTGGAATTATAGTAAATAAATATTAAAAAAATTGTCTTTTAGTATCTTTTAATATGTCAATATCACAAGAAATCATCAATGAGATGAAGCAAGATTTGGAAAGAAAGATAAAGGCAAGAGAGGGTGTTTTAGATAGGTTAGCAATAGCAGATATTGAAATTGACCAATTAACTGGAGTCATTAAAGGATTGGACTCCGCATCTTTGCCATTCATTAATAATATAAATCAGGTAGTGCCTTCAATTCAATCTGCATATGATGCAAGAATAGCAGCAGATTGTAGAACTGATTTAATCTGGGAAGAAGGGAAATCATTTACAGGTTCAGTCACTAGTGGTTCTGGTGATGGTGCAACCACAACCCAAGTTACATTTACTCCGTATACAGTAGCAAAAAATAAAAATACTGCTGATTTTGAACCATTTCAAGGAATAAAATATTATAGTAAACCATCACAAAGAGACTATGGATCATCATTAGTTGCAGAATTTGATGCTCTTGTCTCTCAAGGATCAACTGTAGTTGGTATCGTTGGTATAGATGGAGATCCAGTAACAAGTGTTCCAAGTGCAATTCAAATTAATGATACTTTGATAGATTCTTTTGATAATCCAACAATTTTTACAACTGGAGATTTACCAGAAGTTATTGGATTTGGTACAACTGAGATAGTTGGAATAGTTACCACTTTAATTTGTGGCATCAATACTGGGTCCAATATCCTTAGAAATTTTGGAGCAGGAAATATTGGTATAGTTAGTGTGGGAATGGTGGTGATGGATCCTGTAGTAACTGGAAATGATCCTAGTTTTAGTGGTACACTATCAACTACTGGGTGGACTAGAATTACTGGGTTTGGGACAGCAAATCAAATTATAGAATATTATAATCCTTCTGGCATTTTGACAACATCAACTTTGACTGTTCCTACATTAATATTAGATAAACCAGCAATAAATTATTTGGAAGAGGGAGAGTTTAGAGTTGGAATATTAACTCAAGTTCCAGCATTGTTTATATCTACTGCGGCATTAGCTTCATATGGAAGTACGCAAATGTATGTACTAAGAAATGATCGAGATATTGATGCAGGATTTGATTACTTAAAGAGTCCAAATACACCATTAAAAATTGGAATAATGGGGTCTGGAGACGTTGGTGTTGGAAATAGTGTTTTTTATGACACTTCCGGAAAACCAAATGAAACTCAAAGATATAATCCAAATAAAACTTTTATTGATCCAACAATAAAAAATAGGAATGACTGTTTATTTAAGAATGATGGCACTCCAAGAAAAAATGCAACCTGGGATAGTGATAGAAAAGAGTGTACACTAAGAGATGAACCTGCAGTTGGTGCAGGAAGAGTAAATTATAATATTGGCACTACCCAGTGGCCAACATTGACAGTATGTACAGGAGGAGGAGAATCCCCAGTAATTTGTACTACTACATATCCTCCAGAAGGAACAGTTGTCACAATTGGAGGAACTGCTGGACCAACTATTTCTTATGCAAGTACTGGTCCGACAGGGAGAAATCCCAATAGTGCTGCTTGTAATGCACTAAATTCGGCAATAACAAATGCCGAATCCAATTTAACTAATGTCATAAATCAAAATAGACCACAGGCAGAGGCACTTGTGAATAGATCAGAAGTTCTTAGAAATAGAAGATCAGAGAAAGAACTTTATGCTTGGTCTTTATTGGTATCTGCAGCAAGATTAAGAGAAGAAATAGAATTACTCAAAAAACAAATATCAGAAATGGAAAGTTTTGATTTTACTCCATATGAAATGATTTAGTAATGATTTGTAAGGCAACTATATATTATAAGAAGAATTATCCTATTACAAAAAGTAAGTAATGGCAGACAGATATCCTTTAATTGCTAATCCTGATACTAAACAGATAGAGGAATTAGCATCTTTTGATAATTTAAATTTAACTAATAATAGTATTGTTGGTGCCACAACAATTACTTCAAATCAATTTATTGGAGATCTGGCAGGAACTGCTACAACTTCAACCTTTCTAGCAAATGCATCAAATATTATTACTGGAGTAATAAATCCATCCAGATTAAGTGGAACTTATAATATCGGTGTCACAACATCTCTTTTTCTGCAAAATGCAGCAAATGTATTATCTGGAATACTTCCAAGAGAAAGATTAGGTGGTGAATATGATATTAATATCACTGGAACTGCTTCTACAGCAAATGCTTTAACTGATGGTTCTCAAATTTTAGATGGTGTTATTCCAATTGAAAGACTTACTGGAGTTTATAATATTGATATTACCGGAACTGCTTTTAATGCAGTTGGTGCAGCAACATCAATTTCAATTGGTAATTCAAGTCTATCACCAGCAGAAAAGCACTACGTTTTATACTCGGAATATACCGACAGAGATGCTAGTGTTTATACTGATTCCAATTCTTTAGTTTATATTCCTTCAACAAATAGACTTGGAATTAATTCAGATAGTCCTTCCTACAATTTAGATGTACACGGAATTGCAGGAATTACCACATTACTAGCCAATAATGCAAATATCACTAATCTGAGTGGTCTTGTTGGAGTTGATACAATTACGAGTGACACATTAGCAGAAGCACTTGGATTTAATGTTGGTCTAACAACATTTTTAAATCTTAATGTTGAAGAACAAACCACTTTAAATGATTTAAATGTAACTGGAATTGCAACGATTGGAAATATTACATTTTCTTCCCTTGATAGTTCTCTGAATTCCCCACAAATTAATGCAACCAATACCAATACAACAGGAATTGCAACCTTTAATTCAATTTCTATTGGTTCAACTGAGATAATAAATTCTGCAAGATTTTTTGTAAATCTTGCAGGAATTGACACTTCAACAAAATCCATATTAGTTGATTCTTTAGACGTTGGATTTTTCCAAGATCTCACATTGTCTGGTGTCGGAACACTATCTGGCAATGTCTTAATTACCAATGGTGTTAACGTTAATGGAGAATCAGTTTTAGAAGATCTTACAGTTACTGGTGTAACTTCGTTCACTTCAGTAAATGCAGATACTCTTAATGTATTAGAATATCTTGGAGATGGATCAACTTTATCTGGAATCGTAACTTCTGTTGTTGCCGGCATTGGTGTTACACTATCTCCTGCTGGAGGTACTGGTCGTGTGACAATTTCTGCTTTTAGACCAATAGGTAAAACTATTTTTGTATCACAATCAGGAAGTGATTCAAATACTGGATTAGCAGAGAACGATACAAAACGTACAATAAAAGCAGCAGCAGCAATTGCACTATCAGGAGATACAATTAAAGTATTCCCAGGAATATATGTAGAAAATAATCCAATTATTCTTGGAAGAAATGTTGCTGTAGAAGGTGCAGAACTTCGCAACTGTATCGTAAGTCCACAAAATCCAGGATTGGATTTATTCCACGTAAACAATAGTGTTCACATTACTGATTTAAGTTTCCAGGGACAAGAATCACAAAATGGAGCAGCAGTAGTTGCATTCCAACCATTATCTGGTGTTGCTTCTGATAGATTTTTTGATGCTGCAAGAATGATTCGTTTGAATCTAGATTATATTGCTAGAGAAACAGTTGGTTATTTGACAAGCACTGATTATAATGGTGGCACATTCTCAATGGGAATTGGAACTGCCCAAAATTGTGCAGAAGATATTAAATCTATTTTTAAAGCAGTTTGTCACGATATTACAAGAGGTGGAAACTCAAAATGTGTAGGAGCAGGAAAGTCATATTATACAGAAGTAGGAGCACTTCAGCATATTGTTGGTGTTAAAACAGAAACCATTGATGGTATTCGTTATGCTGCAGGAATTGCTCGTGCTGTAATTAATAATTCCACCTGGGGAGGAAAGGCAGTAGGAGTACAAACTAATGTTACTGCTGCTGTTTACAATAATGTAGTTGGAGTGGTTACAATTACAGCAACAAACCACGGACTAACAGTTGAAGATTCTGTTAGAGTTGCTGGTTTAGGATTTACTTGTCCATCTGGTCCAGGAACACTTTTCTATCCATCAGGAAATCTTGGAAATATTTTCTCAGTTAAGAGAGTAATAAATTCAAATCAATTTGAAGTTATAGTTGGACAATCTACACTTCCACACACTTACGTTTCTGGTGGAACTGTTCAAAAATATAGCAATTACCAAAATACCTTTACTCAAGTAAAAGATCTGGCAATGCAAGCAGATCCAGTTACAGGATTTAATAACGGACTAAATGGATGTGCCAACGTAGTTTCTGCAATTTATTCTTGTGTTGGTGTAGTAACAACAATAATTAACCAAGGACTTAGTGTTCTTGGTACAGGAATTAATACCACTTTCCCAGGAAATGCAGGAGCAGGAACGACTATTCCAAATCATCCATCATTCTCTCCTGGAGTTGGACCAATTACTCAAGGTCCTTACGTAAGGAACTGTACTAACTTTATTCCTAAGAGCATTGGAATGAAAATTGATGGTTTTGCTGCAGAACTAGGAGATAAAGATGATATTGGTGTTACTGGTTCTATGTCAGTTGACTCTTATACTCAATATAATCAAGGTGGTATTGGGGTTTCCATTACTAATGGTGCATATGCACAGTTAGTCTCTATCTTTACAATTTGTGATGATGTTGCAATTTATACTGGTTCTGGTGGGCAGTGTGATATTACAAACTCAAACTCTTCTTTTGGTACTTATGGACTTGTTTCAGAAGGAGTTGGTGATGAAACAACGAAATCAATATACAGATATACTGGAAAAGTAGTTCAAAATGCAGGAAGAGGACAAAACGAAGTCATTATTTCAGGGGTGGGAACAAACCGTCCATATGATGGTCAATCAATATATTTCGACACACTATATAAAACTATTGCAACAATCAAAGTAACAAATGGAGGTTCTGGGTATCTACTTGCACCAAGAGTTACAATTGATTCTCCAACTGGACCTAATGGAATTACGGCACAAGCAACGGCAACTATAGTAAATGATTCCGTTACAGAAATAACTGTGATTACCAATGGAACTCAATATATTTCTGCACCAAATATTACAATTGCTCCTCCACCTTCTGGTGTTACTGCAACAGCAGAAGTTGATGCATTAGAACCACTTTATTATACAGTTCAAAGTGCTACTTTACCTTCTGCAGGTATTTCAACTGTCAGTTTGACACAAAACCTAAATAATACAGTAAGTTCTGGAAGTATCGCATATTTCTCAAGAGTAAGTTTACAACTTGCTTCTTCTCATGCTTTTGAATTCATTGGTGCCGGAAATACTATTGAAGGTGCAAGACCTGCTCAAGGTGGAGTAACCATCCAAGAGAATGAAGTTATACAGACAAATGGTGGACTAGTTGTATTCACAAGTACAGACCAAGCTGGTAACTTTAGAATTGGTGATGGTGTTGTTATTAATCAGGCAACAGGTTCAATATCTGGACGAGATTTTACAAAAGCACTATTCACAACGATGACACCTTTCATCCTTGCACTAACATAATAGGAGGTTTAACGTAAATGGCAATTGCAAATGCTGCAGTAAATAATTTTAGAACAGTAACAAAAATAGTTGGTGTATCAACAGATGTTGTTTATGAAGCACCTGTAGGATTTGTTGGTGTTATTTTGTTGGCACAATGTGCAAATTTGGACACTATTGCACACACTTTTAGTTTTTATCATAATAGAACAGTTGCAGGAATTGGAACTGTTACGACAGAACTTGTTAAAGACTTTGAATTACCACCAAGTGATACAGCAAACCTTTTGTCTGGTAAATTGGTATTAGAAACTGGTGATACAATCTCTGTTAGTGGTACAGGAACCAACAAACTTAAGTTCTTAACTAGTGTCCTAGAAACATTTAATCAATAATTAAGATGAGTAGTTCTGAATTTTTAAGCAAAAGAGTCAAAAAAGTTCCAAATACTGGACTATCCACAACTAGATACAAGTATTTGTCTCTAGAACAAGCAGAACCAGATTTGGGTGACCCACTAGTTGGACCGTCATCTATAGGAGCAAAAGGCAGTTTTCCACAAAGAGATGCTTTTATTCTTGCTTCTTTTGGCCAACAAAACGAAGAAAATCCGAGTAGATTTTGGGTTCCACCTGGAGCATTAACTGGACTTGGATTGGGACTCGTTCCTGGTGCAATTACAGTCTTTGATGAGGGTACACTGGTTGGAGCAGCAAGTAGTTTTACTACTTTCAATTTTGTTGGACTTGGTGTAACTGTAGATAGAATAAGTATCGCATCAACCCAACAAACTGGTATTGCAACGGTAAGAATTACTTCACCTGGTTTTGGAAGCACAGGAGAAATCCAATATAGAGGTGATAATGGTCTTCTTGCTGGAGCAACTGGGCTTAGATTCTTTACTTCCAATGGAAATGTTGGATTTGGAACTACCTTAGCAACTTCTAAATTACACATCGTTGGTGATATTACTGCAGATAATCTATATGTAAGGTCAAATTTATCTGGTTCATTCACTCTCCCCTCTGGAGAAACTTTAAGTGATTTTAGTATTATTGGAAAATTAAGAAGTAATTATATAAATGCCAACAGATTAGATGCTGTAGATCTTACAGGAATTAATACATCACTTATTACAAATATTAGTTCTAATAAAATATCGTCAACCGATATAATTTCTTCTGGTATTTCTACACTATCTACAGCAAATGTAACAACATTAAATGTAACTAATCAGAATATCTCTGGTGTTTCTACGATTTCCACTTTAAATGCAACTAGGACAACTAGTACATTTTTAGTTTCAACTGCATCAACTATTGGTGTTTTAACAGCAACATCTGCGAATATTGTTTCTCTAGCTTCTTCATTCGTAAATTTAGGAATTTCTACAGTTGGTTTCAGCAGTATCACCAATCTTTTTGTAGGAATATCAACCGTAGGATTTGCATCAATAACAAATACTACTATTGGTGTTGCAACAATAACAACAACTAACTCGTCAAGAGTTAATGCTGGTATTGTATCTGCAACAGGAGCAACTGTAGGTGTTGCAACTATAACAACAGGATTACTAACAGATCTAAATGTTTCTGGTGTAGGAACAGTTAATAATTTAAATGTAACTGGAATCACAACATCAAATAATTTAAGAGTAACAAACAAATCTACATTAGTTGGTGATTTAGAGGTTGATGGTAATACTTTATATGTAAATTCAACCACCAATCGTGTTGGAGTTGGTTCAACTTTACCAGAATATGCATTTGATGTTAGAGGTGATGTCAGATTTGATGAAGTAATTTATGCATCAAATGGTAGAGGTAATACTGGAGAAGTTTTAACTTCTCAAGGACCAAACCCAGCAGTTTGGGCACCTGCAGTTAATGTTACAGTTGGTGCGGCAAATTCTACTCTTATAACAGATATCCCTTCATCTAGTGATATTCACTATGTAACATTTGCTGCAAATACTTCAGATATTGGTTTTTCTTACGTTGATAGTTCTGGTCTTGTTTACTTACCTTCATCTAATAGATTGGGTATTGGTTCAACTCAACCTGGATTCTCAGTTGATGTTGCCGGAAATATTAACTTCACTGGTACATTATTTAAAGATGGTGAGTTATATGTTGCATCCCGATGGGCAATAGACGAAAACGACAACATCTGGAGACTTAATGGCAATGTTGGGGTAGGAACTTCTGCATTATCTAAAAAGTTTGAAGTAAGTGGTTCTTCAAGATTTAATGGTGAGGTAACTATAACATCATCTGGATCCATTGGTATTGGAACTACATTAGCAAAGTCCAAATTGCATTTGATTGGAGACAGTAGATTAGATGGACTTGCAAATTTTGAAAAAGCAGTAACAGAAAAAGTTTCAAGTACCTTTGGTACTAACTTCTCAATGTCTTCTGGAACACTGAATATTGATTGTTCCAATTCATCCATTATTGTTGGAAATTTACCTGAGTCTGTTTCCACTTGGGCATTTACAGGAATCAGCACAGAAAATGGTAAGTCAACTACAATCACATTAATTATAGACTCAAGTTCACTCCTCACATACGGAGAAAACTGTACCGTCAATGGATCTGCAATTTCTGGTGGAGTTCGTTGGAATGGTGGTATTGCTCCAATTACAACAGACAACGAAGACTTCCTAAGTTTTGCTATCGTTAGAGATGCTGCAGGAACCGTTAGAGTGTATGGTTCATCTTCCCTCAACTTCAGTTAATATTATTATTAATTATTATGCCATTTTCATTCGGATTATCAAAAAACTTTCGTTCATCTGAATTCAGAGATCCTGCTATTCTTTATGGAGATTATTTTGTTTTCAATTACAGGAATACGGATGGGAGTGACTTTGATATTAGGGCAGGTATTTTAAATCCAGCAGTTCCTGGTCTTCTAGGATGGGGTGCAAATAATACTTTAGTTACAAACGGAATTACGGTTGCATATTGGGCTGGAGACCAAACTGGGGTTGGAACCGAATCATTTTATATCGATAAAGCAAAGATGCTTCAAGCATTTCCGACATTAACTTCAATTGAAGTTGATTTGAGGGCATTTTGGTACGGAACAATTGGAAATAATCCAATCATTATGAATATGGATGCTTATCAAGGAGGAACTATGATTGATGTTGGATTGAGTTTTACTAATCCAACTGCAGAAAACGAGTTCCCATCATCCAAATCATTTGCTAGATTACTAACGTTAAGAACTCAAAACACTGCAACAAATGGTCAAAGACTTGCGAGGGCAATTATAGATTTCAATAACTCGACGTTGACTTATATTGGAGCCTAGGGTGCCAATTAAAAAAGTGGCACATTAATCACACTTCCCTAGACAATCTGTGCTATACTAGTTGTGTAAAGAACTTCCACTTAAAATGCAAATTTCCCGAGAATCACTGAACGACTTGCGAGCACTTCAAGAAGATATGGCAGAACATTTCGCTGATGAAAACTTTCCGATTAGTGGTGAAACATATTGGACTTGCGTTCAGTGTCTTGCAGAAGCAAAACTTGCAGAACTTCGTGGGGAACTTGTAGCATGAGTCTTTTGAAAATTAATAAAGCAGAACTGGTTGAAGTTCCAGTAAAAACAACACCAGAAAATGTCAAAGAATCAAATGAGGCACTATTTTGTGCGAAAATGACTCTTCCTGCTGCAGCAAAACACTGCGGGATGACTCATAAAGAAATGAAAATGACCTTTTTGGAATATTTAAAATACCATCCACCAACATATAGTTAACATATAATTAACAACTAAATATTTCGTAGTGAAACAGTGTAATGAAATACAAAATCACTTCCCATTATTGTTATCACGAGGGAATAATAGTTGATATGTATTTCATAAATGGTGTTCCATTTACATTTGATGATATACCCACAGTAATGCAAGATGATCCCTACATTCAAGTGGAAGCAGAGGGAAGTATGGATTATTCTGCTGAGGATATGTTTCTTTGGTCTAATTATCTAATAATGGAAGAATGTCATCCTCTTTTATTTGATTTGGATTTAGAAAATCCAGAGGAGCTTCCCTGCAACTAATAAAATATCTTAAAATGAAAACAAAGTGAGTACAAATACCTAAATGAAATCCGATTTTTATATAGATAAAGTAGGTAAAAAAGAAATAAAAGATCTTCTTTATACCTACCATTATCTTAAGGACGAATCTAAAGACTTTAAATCGGGGTTCAATTATGGTCTATACAAACAATCATTCACAGACATCCTTAATATTGGCGAGTGTCTTGGTGCTTGCATTTTTACTGGTCTCCCAGTTCCAGAAATTGCCGTAGGTGCTTTTGGTCTAGAAAGAAATCAGCAAGAAGGAATATATGAACTCTCAAGACTTTGTATACATCCAGATATTCAAAAAGAAGAATATAATATCACATCTTGGTTCGTTAGTCGTTGCATAAGGAGATTTAGGAAAGATGCCACAGTTCGTGCTATTCTTAGTTACGCTGACTCTAGTAAGCACACTGGAGTTATATACAGAGCTTGCAATTTTCAATACTATGGGTTAACTGCTCCCAAAAAAGATTTTTATTATGCCGATGGAACAAAGCACTCTAGAGGCACGGTTAAAGGTGCAAAAGGTGAGTGGAAAGAAAGAACTAGAAAGCATAGATATCTTATGATTTTTGATGATGAACTTAAAGAAAAACTAAAATGGAAAAAAGAAACTAAATCAATTGCCTAGAGGGTTTAGTGTCTAAATAAATGAAGAAGAAATATACTGCGGTTATAAAATGCCACTATCTAGGTTAGAGAATTTTCTCAAAAATGCTGAAGGTAATATTTTATATGTAAACCCATCAGATTTTGATGCTACTGACAGTTTTGAAAATCAAGGTAACTCATTAACAAGACCTTTCAAAACAATTCAAAGAGCTCTAATTGAAGCAGCAAGGTTTTCATATCAACAGGGAAGAAATAACGATAAGATTGATAGAACAACTATACTTGTTTATCCTGGAACTCACTATATTGATAATAGACCAGGATTATCTGTTGAAAATATAAATGGTTCTGCAGTATATAAAAGAAGATCAGGTGTTGATTCATGGACCGTTGACTCTATTTCTGAGTTAAGTGAATTTACAAATTATGATATACTTGATATAGGAAATGAATTGTATAAGTTCAATTCAGTAACTGGTGGTGTCATTCTCCCTAGAGGAACATCTATTATTGGTCTTGATTTAAGAAAAACAAAGATTCGTCCATTGTTTGTTCCTGATCCAGAAGATGAAAATATTGATGTCACTAGTATTTTTAATGTTACTGGTACTTGTTACTTTACGGCATTTAGTATTTTTGATGGTGATCCAACAAAAACAGTGTATAAAAACTACTCTCAAGCAAGAGTAGTTCCAAATTATTCACACCATAAAGTAACAACATTTGCTTATGCAGATGGTGTAAACAAAGTAAAACTTGGTAATTATCAAACATATTTGACTGACCTTGATATGTATTATTACAAGGTCACCAAGGCATATGGAGACATTACAGGAAGAGGATTATCAGATTATCCATCATCCTTTGACTTCGAACCAAACGTCGATGAATTTAGAATTGTTGGTTCATTGGATCCAAACCCACTTGGTATTTCGAGTATTAGATCTGGTAATGGAAACGGTACAGGAGATATTAATGTAATTACCGTTACCACTTCTAATCTTCAGACTGGAGAAACAGTTCCACATAATCTTTTTGTGGACAGTCCATTTATTATAAATGGAGTAACTGTAGACCCAGATTCTTATAATGGTTCATTCACTGTAAAAGAAGTAGTTGGATTAACTACATTTACATATGTTACTAATGAAGCACCAACAGAATTCTTACCACCAACAAACGAAATTGATACTGCATCCTTAATAGTCGGAAGTGATACTGTAAGTTCTGCATCTCCTTACATTTTCAACTGTTCCCTTAGATCTGTTTATGGAATGAATGGATTGTGGGCAGATGGTGCTAAGGCAACAGGATTTAAATCAATGGTTGTTGCCCAATTCACTGGAGTTTCTTTACAGAAAGATAACAATGCATTCATCTTATATAAAGATGGAGCATTTTATGATAATACCACTCTACCTCTCAATAGCGTAGATAGACCATTACATACAAATTCTAGATCAATATTTAAACCAAAATACGAAAATTATCATATTCGTGCATCCAATGATGCATTTATTCAAAACGTTTCTGTTTTTGCGATTGGTTTTGCTAGACACTTTTTAACAGAGTCTGGTTCGGATATGTCAATCACAAACTCAAACTCCAACTTTGGTGCAACATCACTTGAATCTGAAGGATATAAAGTAGAATCATTCAATAGAGACGATGTTGGTTATATTACTCACATTCTTCCACCTAGAGAAATTCCAGAAGAAGAGAATGTTGTATCTTGGGTATCATTAGATACTGAAAAAATCATCAACTCTGCAGATATAAGTAAGTTATATATTTTTGGTGCAACTAACGAAGAAATTCTACCAGTTCATCAAGTGGATGGATATAGATTGGGTGCATCAAAAGAAGATAAATTAAATTTAACAATTACTATTGGTACAGCACAAACTACATATACTACACCAATATTAATGCCAGCAGATGCAGGAAATGGAGTTTCTGCATTCAAAGAGTATGATATAGAAAGAACAGGAACGACCAATAATATTGTATCAAATTTATTCACATTAACTACTAATCACAAATTAATTAATGGTGAAAAAGTAAGAATAGTCAGTGATACGGGGCAAGTACCAGATGGATTAGAGAATGATGGAATATATTATGCAATAACAGATGGATTTGGATCATCTCAATTAAAATTAGCACAATCGCTTAATGATGCATTATCTGGTGTTCCTATTTTAGGAATCAACAATAATGGTGGAAGATTAAAAATCACAAGCAGAGTTTCAGATAAACTTCCAGGTGAAATCGGTCATCCAATACAGTGGGATTCGGCAGAAAATAATTGGTATATTACTGGATCTTTAATTTCTTCTGAAAATGAAATATATTCTGCAATAGTTAATACTGGCATTCTTGTTCTTGGTAATGAAACATCATCAACATTTATTAGACGAATATCAGACAGCCGTTCAATTAACGATAAAATATACAGAATAAGATATGTTATTCCAAAAGAATTCACAAATGCCAGACAACCAACTGCTGGTTTTATTTTACAGGAATCCAAGACAGTTGGTGTAACAAGCATTTCTTACACAAATGATGTATTGTCTAGTGCTAAAGATCTAAGAAATGAAAAAATTATTGTTGGTGCATCTGGTGGAGTAATTATTAATAACGAGCAAGAAGTTACAATCACTACAGAACTTCCTCACAATTTATATGTTGGTGATAGTGTAAAGATACAAAAAATAAGAAGTACCAATAATCCAGATTCGACTGGTATTACTTCTACTTTCAATGGTCTGCATACAGTTGAATCCATTCTCAATACAAAGCAGTTTACTTATACAATTTCAGGAGTAACCACCAATCCTGGTTCATTTACTAATGATATAAATTCTAGAACAACAAGACAGCAAAGAGAAAGTTTACCAGTAGTATCAAGAGAATCTTATAAAAATACTTTCTTTGTATACAGAACCGCTCAAATTAAAAAACATATTCCAGGACAAGAAGGGCAAGATGGTGTTTATCACTTAACTGCTCTCGCTTCCAATGTTGCACCACCAGATCAGGTAGGATTTAATTTATCCGATAAACAATTTAATCAGGATGTAAGAAACTTATATCCACAATTAGACCGTGATAATATCAATTCAGACCCAGATGCAACAGTAAGTTACGCCGATTTATCGGTAATTGGAAGAGTTATAACAAATGATAAGAAAAATTCTATCACAAAAGAAGCAATATCATATTATGTTAAAAACTCAAGAATAGGTATAGCATTAACAGATGCTCAAGTAAGTGGAATTGGAAGTACCACTATTTCGGTAAGAACAGAAATAGAACATAATTTAAATTCCATAAAATCATTTACATTCACTTCTGGGTCTGGGTATCCAGCATCTTCAATAATTTATTCAAGAACTCTTCAGCAAGTAATCTCAAATGGTAGAGGTGCTACTGTCAAAATAGAAACTAATGCATCGGGACAAGTAACTAACGTTGAATTGTTAGATAGAGGAAGTTCTTATAATGTCAATGATACTTTAAGTATTCCTGGAGGAAGTTCCCCAAGTATTGTCACTGTAACTTCTATTGTTAATGCCAAAGATTCTTCTATAGAATTAAGTGGATTTTTCCAACATGATTTGAATGATGTTTATAGAGTTTTGTCTATACCAAATGCAAAAGAATTATTACTATACACAGAAAAAGAATTACCAAATTATGTTGTAAATACAAACAACGAAAGTCCGTTCTTAGTTGTTTCTAGTGGTGCAATTTCTATTTTAAGTGCCGAATTAACTGATGTTGATACTGGCATAACAACTGTGACTACACAGTCGGCTCATGGATTATTGCCAGGAAATAAGATTAAAATTATTGAAAGTGGAAATTCTGACCTCAATGGATATGCAGTAATTAAAGATACTGTTGGTCTTACTACATTCACTTTTATTTCCAGATCTAAAGTACAAATAGCAGGAGTTACAGAGGGATCTGTTCTCAAGAGAGGATTTAGTTCAAATGGAAGAAGTCTTGGAAATGGTGAGGAAAATCTTTTCTCTAGGGGACTATATTTGTATGATGGTTTTGATGCTAACATCAATGGTGCAATAGATTTAACTAGCAGTACTATCAACTTTATTGATCCCAACGGCATAAAACGTGGAGATTATTTTGCAATTAATAGTGAAATTGTAAGAATTGCAAGTAGTTCTAATCCATTTACAGTTTTAAGAGGACAACTTGGCACATTTAAAGGAATAGCACAATCTGGTGCCATTGCAAAAAGAATAAAAGTAATTCCATCAGAATTACGTAGACCTTCATTTATGAGGGCATCTAGTCACACCTTTGAATACCTTGGATATGGACCAGGAAACTACTCTACGGGTATGCCACAAAGGCAGGATAGGGTTCTTTCTGAAGATGAGATCATGGTCTCACAAGCAAAAGAAAGAAGAGGTGGAACTGTTGTATACACTGGAATGAATGATATTGGTGAATTCTATTCTGGTGCAACTAAACTAAGTTCAGCAACTGGTGAACAAACTGTAGTTGATGCTCCAATCCTAACTTATACTGGAGATGACGCACAAGGACAAGGTGGTTCATCTTCAAGTGGAATTTTTGATGAATTATTGGTAAGGCAAAGAATTACAGTAGAAGGAGGAGAAGGAAATAATCAAACTTCTCAATTCTATGGTCCAGTAAACTTCACCCAAAAAGTTACTAATCTATCAGAGTTTGGTATTGAAACCAAAAATCTATTCATAAAAGGAACTGCTTCTCAACCAAAATTGATTACAGTTGGTATATCTACTCCAACTTCACTTACAATTCCTTCATCTAGACCAGGTGATATATCTTTACTTTCCAACCCAGATGAGCATATTGGTCATGTTCGTGTTGGAAACGAA